ATGGAAGGCGCTAAGTACGTGAAGGTCTTCTACGGCGACGAACCGGACGGCAAGACCGAACACGGCCTGTCGATCATCGGCATGGCGGTAGCGGATGACGTAGCCGACGAAGTATTCGCAGCCGGTGCCCAATTCGCCCCGCTGGAAACCGTCCGCATCACCTTCGACGTGGCCCGAGGCGGGCAGAACAAGGGCAAAAATCTGTGCCTGCATATCGAGTCAGCCAAGCCCAAACCGACAGCCCAGGCCACCACTCAACCGCAGCAAAAGAAAGCGGGTGAGTAATGAATTTTCTGGCTTGTGATGGGGCGTGGTCGGTTGTGGCTGGCTCGATTAGCTGTGACGGCAACCTCGTGACCATCACAAGTCAGGAAATCGCGGACGAGGTTAACGCCGCGTCCGCGTTATCCCTTGAGGACGCAAACGCCCTGATCGACGCGGCAACGCTTTTGTTCGTCAGCGTGTTCGGCTTCCTCGTACTGAAAAAACTTCTGTGAGGTAAGACCTATGAAACGCATGAATGTGGTTCGCAAGTACGGCAGCAAGATCGCCGTTGCAACGGGTGCTCTGGCCGCTTCGGCTGGTGCTTTTGCTGATGCTGCTGCTCTCGGTCTCGAGATTGACGCTGTTAGCGACAACATCGACACCATCGGTTGGGCTGTTCTCGGCGTTCTGGTTGTTGCCGCTGGCTTCAAGTACATGCGCCGCGCCATCTGACCCGGTTTGCCCCACTGCTTGCGGTGGGGCTTTCCCTTCCTCAAAGGCAACTCCCATGACTATCGACCCCGTTGTTTATTACCTCGTTGTTACCACCGTCGCTATGGCGGCTTTGTTGTTTGGGCGGGTGTAGTTATGCGTCGGGTTCTCGGGGTCTTGTTTTCTGTTTTGTTCTCTTCGGGCTTGCTGCCTTCTATTTCGCATGCCCAGGACAGTTATTATTCTTGGTATGTTTCAGATAATGGCACTTCTACCGGCGCTACTCCTCGCGAGGCCTGTGAGGCTCGATTTTCTGCCCGCGGTTATGGCTCTGTCGATTCCGTTACAATTGAGACTCCAACACGAGCTAAGTGCGAGCACTTTCGTGAAGGCCAAGGCCCCATCAATCGCTACGCCTACCGCACTGGTAGCTCCTGTCCTCCTGACACCACCTACAATTCAGAAACTGGTGGCTGCGAGGCTCCTAACGCCTGTTCCGAGACCGAGAACGTAACTCTCTTTCATATGTTCCGCAGCGGTATTACCCGCTCTAACGCTTACGATCCTTGGCCGTCTGGTGCCGAGATTGAAACTCCCGTTACCGTCTGTGCGTCCGGTTGCCGTTACTCCGGGGCCAATTACACCGGCGATATTCCGTGCGCCGCTGCTCGTGATGGTGACCCTTTGGTCCAGTACTGCATTGCCGGCTTTCTTGGTATGGGCGTCGAGTGTCAGGCCGGTGACGCACCTTATCAGTCGAGCACCAGTCAACCGAGCGAATCTCCCGGCGAGTCTGGCGAGGGTGATCCTGCCCCTGAACCTATAGAGCCTGATCCCGCCTCTCCTGAATACGCTTGTAGGCTTGTTCCTGGCTTCCAGTGGACTGGCACACAGTGTGTTTCCGCCTTAGAAGAACCTGCTCCGTCTCCTAATCCTGACTCCCCTGAACCGGGTTCGCCCGGCGGTGGTGGTTCAGGTTCCGGTTCCGATGGTGGCTCCGGCGATGATGGCGGCACTGGTGGTACTGGTGAGGACCCCAGCGGTCCTGGTGATCCTTCAACCGGCAGCGGCGGTTCTCAATCTGAAAACCCAAACAACGTCCTTGGAACGGAGTGTGATCAGACATTGCAGTGCACTGGCGATGCCTATGAATGTGCGCTGCTTTACCACACAAAGAAATCCCGCTGCGATCTTGAGGAATCATTAGACTTCGAGGCCCAGCGTCCCCAGATTGAGGCCCTTCTCCAAGGTGACGAATACACCCTTGATCAGGATGAAATTGATATCCCAAGTTTCATCGGTGAGGGTGCACGCTTCTTGCCTGGGACCTGTCCTCCGCCAATCAGTATTCCCCTGAGCGGTCATACCTACTCGTTCAACACTGCGCCTTTCTGCACTTTTGCCAGTGAGCTTGGAAACCTGATTGTTGCCTTTGCCGCTCTTGCTGCCGCGCTCTATGTTGGCCGCGCCTTTGGAGGTGAATGATGTTCTATCACATCGCTCTTTTGATCTCGATCATCATCGTTCCGATTATTCAGAAGCTGCTTAAGGCGTTGGGTATCGGAGTCGTTTCTTACATCGGCATCAATCTAGTTCTTGAGCAGGCCGCCAGTTATATCCAGTCCCAACTTGGTCAAAGCACTGTTCTCATGCAACAGATGCTAGGCGTCGCCAAGATCGACATTGCAATCAACATCTACCTTGCGGCCATTACCACCCGCGCCGTTCTCTCCGGCATGAACAAGCTGTCCGGTCGTAAAAAAGATTTTGTCCTGAAAGCCTGATAAGGGGGACGCATGTCCACTGCTACGCTGATCATCCGTACCGGCCTGCAGGGGCACGGTAAAACCCTTAACACCATCAAGGAAGTCGACACCAAAGCGTTCAAGGAAGGCCGTCCGGTGTACTTCCATAACATCACTGATCTTGAACCGTCTAAGCTAAAAGCCGACTGGTTCCCCTTCGATGATCCCCACAAATGGTACGAACTGCCCAATGATTCGATCATTGTCGTGGACGAGGCACAGGGCTTCTTTCCGGTTCGTGACCCGAGAAAGGAAGTACCCGAATACGCCTCCCGCTTCGAGATTATGCGCAAGCAGGGCCACGAAGTTCACTTGATTACCCAGGACCCGCGTTTCATTGATGTGCATGTTCGGCGACTGTGCGGCTCGCATATTCACTATAACCGGGTGTGGGGCTCATCCAACGTCGCCCGCTACCAGACCGAACGGGTCTTTAACGAGGTCGAGAAATTTGCGGGCAACAAAACCGCAGACCGGACGATAATCAAGCTCGATAAGAACTACTTCGGCGTCTATAGCAGCGCCCAGGCGCAGCATCACTTTAAGTTTAAGCCCAGCAGGAAAGCGATCTTCTTTGCGTTTGCTGCGGTGGTCACAGTCTGGCTGTGCATCCGCGTCTTCAACCTGTTTTACGGCGAGCAGCCCGAAACCGAGTCTTCTGAACTCGCATCTGCAGCAGCTGCTGTCGCTTCGTCTCCGTTTGGAGCGTTGTTGGACGGGCCAACGCAGATCGAGGGTAAACCCCGCACCCGCGCCGAATATCTCTCGTCCTACGAGCCGCGTATCCCTGACATTCCCGCCAGTGCGCCGGTTTACGATTCGCTCACCCAGCCGCAGAGTCATCCGCGGCTCTACTGCATATCCTCAACTGATAAAAACCTTTTGGCTCGGTCAGATGCGCCGTGGGCGATTGATGACGGCAACCCCACCGCCTGCCAGTGCTACACCCAGCAAGGCACCCGCGTCAGCACCACCTTTGATTTCTGCCTGAATGCCGTGAAACGCGGTTACTTCGACAATACCCGCCCAGACCGCATGACAGTCCAGATGCAGCAACCCGGTCAATTGCCCCCGGCAAGCTCTCAGCAAATTGCCCGTCATATCCCCCCCGGCCAACAGAACCCGGATACCGCCCGGCAGATCGTGATTATCCCTTACGAGAAGGGTCAATTCCTGTGGTAGCTGGACCAGCGCGCCGTGGTTTTTGCGCACGCAGCGAGCCGGCGAGCGCGGCGCAAAACCTGCGCGCTGACGTCCCTGTAACACGTCAGATAAACAGAGATTAAAACGGCCATTAGTGGTCATTAGTGGAGTTTTCAGAATGAAGGTTAAGGACTTTTCCCGAATCAACCCGACTACCGGCGAAACGGGTGTCGGTCGTGTTTTTGTTGACCCGAACACAGCTGAGATTGTCGATCTGTCTGGCGTTCGAATCCTCCGCTGTGGCGTTGATACCGTTCGCCAGCTCTACCGGGGTCTGATTCGTTTGGGCGTTCTGGCCCTGTTCGATAAGCCCGGCACTATTGTTGAGTTTGCCGGTCAGCGTTGGCACACCGGACGGGTTGGCCGTGACTCTGGGTATCAGTTCAAGCTCCAGAATGCTGACCTCGGCTTCGTCCTGCTGATCAAGAACTTCAATGCCAAGGCTGACAGCATCGGCCCACACCTGAAAATCGAGGTGTCGCCCCACGCGATCGACAACCTGTCGCCCGATCGCCTGCAAGCCCGAATGGACTACTACGCCTCCCAGATTCTGGAGAACATCGAGGTCAACCAGTGTGCCGTTCACTTGGCCCTAGACCTGCAGGGGTGGCAACCGCCTGCCGATCTTGTCGCCCGTATGCACTGCCGAGCACGAAACCACCGGGACGTGTCTGGTATCAACTCCATCGAGTGGGCTACCAAGGCCAGTGTCTACGGTCGCGGCGAAACCTCCATGTTTGGGTCTGCCAACGGCATTCAGCTGTGTATCTACAACAAGACCGAGCAGGCCAAGGCCACCGACAAGCTCGACTATTGGCAATCAGTCTGGATGCGTTCGGATGATCCCTTCGACGCTGAGTGCCAGGACAACTACAACCCCGATCAGGACGTGTGGCGTATCGAACTCCGCTACCACCACTCCGTGATTCAACAGTTCGCCAGCGGCTCCACGCAAGTTAGCACCGGGGAGCTGATCGACACGCGCACCTTTGAGGCGTTCTGCCCGCATCTGGACGGGCTGTGGCGCTATGGCCTGCAGCAATTCAAGCTGCTGAACCGTCCTACCTATTTCGATCCCTTCTGGACTCTGATCCGTGATGACGTTCGGGTAGAACTACCAGTGGAATCACTGATTGATGACACGGCCTACAAGCGTTACTACAAGACGGCTTCCGGCTTCTCTGGGAAGAACGTTGAGCTCTTCTTGGGAAACTTCGTTAGCCTGCTGGCACGTGAGCGAGTGGGCGCGAGTAAAGCGTTTGACCGCCTGAAGGAATGGGAATGTTGGCCTGTAATCCGTGATCATTACGCGGCTAAGGATATGAACGAGCGGGCCATCTACAGGCATATCAAAGACCTTCTTGAAGAGAGGCACGTCCGCTGGGGGCGTGGCGTCTGATGGCTGTTACCAAACAAGCTAATGGCCTGTGGAAAGTAGACGTTGAACCGATCAAGGGCAGACGGTTTCGCAAGACCTTCAAGACCAAGGGTGAGGCCCAACGGTTTGAGGCGAACTGCCGAGCTAAACTGTCACAGCAACCTGACTGGACACCCAAGCCGAAGGACAAGCGCCGGTTACAGGAACTGATTCAGCTTTGGTATGAAATGCATGGTGCATCGCTGTCTGACGGCAAGCGTCGTCATGCCATTCTGACTGCAGCAGCAGACCAGCTTGGCAACCCGGTTGCACTAGCTGTTACCGGTTCCAGCGTCGCACACCTCCGGGCCAAGTGGCTGCAGGACGGCGTATCAGGCAAGACGGCAAACAACCGCCTCGCCTACCTCAAGGCGGTATACAACCAGCTGCACCGCCTGGATGAAATTGACTACCCCTGCCCTTTCCAAAAGGTGCCGTCGCTCAAGCTGCAGGAACGCCCCCTAACCTATCTGACCCATGACCAGATCGGGGAGCTACTGGACGCCCTAGACGCCCACCCGACCATGCCGCACCCCGCCATGATGGCCCGCCTATGCCTTGCCACCGGATGCCGCTGGGGGGAAGCCCAAGCCGTTACCCCTGACCAGATCAGGGCCGGACAGGTCACGTTTCACAACACCAAGGGCAAGCGGGTTCGGGTAATCCCGATATCGGCTGATCTGGAAAAACGGCTGAAATCGCACTGGCGTCAGTACGGAGCATTTACCAACTGTCTGATGACCTTTTGCCGGGTGCTGGAATCGACCTCGATCAAGCTACCAAGCGGTCAGGCATCCCATGTGCTGCGACACAGTTTTGCTAGTCACTTCGTCATGGGCGGGGGGAATATTCTGGTACTACAGAAGATACTCGGGCACACCTCTTTGGCGATGACCATGCGCTACGCACACCTTGCGCCTGACCACCTGCAGGAAGCTCTGAGGCTGAACCCGCTCGACACTTTGTCGACACTTTCCGAAGCCGGAAAAGAAAAACCCCTGAAATCTTAA